CTCCAACGGGATAATGTACCCCGTTTTTCAGAAAAACTTTTCCTCCAGTCAAAGCCACTGAATCCAGCGCATCTTGGATATTTTGCCCAGGTTGAACAACGGTAGTATTGAGTCCTGCGTCAATATCATCAAATTTTGTTCCTAATTGTGGAATTGATCGTTTCATAATTTTTGTATTTAAACCCTATTCAGCTACCCAAGAATATTGAGTAGCTGTAAGGATTATGCTGTGAAGCGAGCGTCAAATTTTACAAATTTTCCTAAATTAGTTACAAATGAGAAAATAGCCACGTTTGCAGCAGTCATACCAGAAGAAGTTATAGCAAGCTGAACCATTCTCAATCCAGCTGGTGATACAACAATCACGGTTGGAGTGGTAGATATTGACCCGTCATAAATTCTAAAGTCGGCCAATGCAGAATACGACAATGTTGGAACTGTCCGCATTTCAACAGGAAGCATCATGCTCACATAAGCCATAGTTGTATTAGAAACAACACCAACAGCTACTGGCTCGTACTCCGTTACGTTTGTTATTTGAAAAATATACCTTAATATTTTTGCCAACTCTTCCACTCTGCTTCCACAAACAAAAGGCAAAACAACAGCTCCAACATTCATCCGCCATTCAGTAGTTTCAAAGTTTTTAGTGGTGATTGCTCCGCAAGGAATAGTCACGCAAATTTCAATTCCGTTTGAGCAATCTCCCATTGAAACATTTTCAAGTTTAATGAGAGTTCCAGTTGCGCTTGGCACCGCAAGGTTTCCACTGATTGCAATTTGAGTGACAGAAGCGAAATTATCAGCCACAGTCGCCTTGTTTATTTGGATAGTATAATTGAGTGAACCACCCGTATCTTGAAGTTCAAGCATTCCGAATGAGGCTTGTTTATTTTTATATTTCACTGCGTCAGCCGCTTCCATGCGGTATCTCTGTTGAATTGTTCCTGAACCAGTAATAGTTACCCCTGCCAACTTCAAAGCATATCCGCTTGTGCCGATTGTTGAGTTTGCAATTTGTGCCTGAGTTCCTGCTGACACTGCTGTTCCTGATGGTTTGATTGAAAATAAATCACAAGCATATTTTGCGGTGTTATTTACAAGGGCGACTGTTCCAGTCACTAATTCCTGTGATATTTCCATTCCACCATTAATAATCCCTTGGCGTTGAATATGTGAAGATGAAAGCGCTAAATCTTGTTGTGCAGCTGCCAAAGTAACCTTGGTGTCAGCATAGGTTTTTGCTGCTTTCTCTGAGGGGACTACGGCATCTGAATTAGATGCAAATGTTCCATCTGTACTTAACAGCGAAAAATCTGTCGTATGCGCACCACTGGCATCATGCTCAGCAATTAATCTTGCTTCATGATTAATGATATTATCTCTAACATATGTGTTCAAGTCTGAACTTGCGAGCGTCTCTTTATACGCCCATGTTTTTGGTATTGAGTATGCCATATTTTTTTAATTAAGTATAAAGCTTGTCAGGACTGTCCAGTAAGGACACATCAAGCACAAACCAGGTTAAAATTACTTTCTTTTCTAATTTGAGATTCTGAATAAAATCTCCTTGCAGCTGCCAGCGATCTTTCACTATCGTATAACTATCCATCTGTCCATCAAATCCTTCCTGCATCGTTACGATGTCTCCAGCCTGCAAGTGAGGAGCGCCGATGACTTCAGCCCTGACGAAATTTCTAGGACTCTTCAATTCTTCCAATTTCTGTACCGCCAGGTTCTCTGCATAAGTTTCCATATCTATAAAGTTGTTCTCTATTTGAAGTTCTTGCACATCATACAGTCGTTGCGATTCCATGTCTTCTTTGATAACTTCGATGATTGCTTGAGTAACGATAGGTTGTCCATAAACCGCGATATGCGTCAAATACACGATGTCATTGTAGTTATTTTTAAAATTCATTTTCAGTGATTCAGAAAACAAAGAATAACTGGTCATTTCCACATATGCTGACAAATCAGTTCCTAAACCATCCATTTGTGAATTAGCTTTGATTCCGATTCCTACGATAGGAATTTCAACTTCAATAGCTGGTACAGGAGATTCTGTGCCGTGAGCAAATTGAGCCCATATCTCATTAGTTTCATCTACATTTAATTGTTGTCCTGCGTTGTCGTTATAGATACGAGTCCTGCTTAACAGCTCCTTTGGATTGGCTTTGACCACAATACGGTTTTTCACCTTGCTTTTGGAAATATCATAATCGAAGTTCAAAATATTGGTGTCAAAATCAAAAGTATACACCGATTGAGAAGCTTGCGCTGACACATGATTTCTATTCCAAAAAGTAAGAGTGCCTTCTTCATCAAAAAAGATGCGACCTCCTTCGGCTTCGGCAATTTGATTCATATAAGTCCACGCTGAAGCTTCTGGGAAATAAGCATAAGCAACCAAGTGCATTCCTATTTCTAAATTTCTTTTTTCATTATTAATTCCAGCTTGGTCTGCTAGGATAGCAATAAGTTCATCGCTGCGCTTCCCTTGATATAATTGAGCTGTAATTTTAGTATCCTTAATCTTATCCGCCCAATCGTAAGCATGCATCGTGATGGTGTCGTCTTTCAAGTTAGGCACAAGCCTGTCAACTAATCCAGAGAATTTTGGCACGATAGCGTTACCCATTCCAACTTCAACTTTGATGACCCGTTTAGGCAGTATCAAATCTCCAATAAAATTAGCATCATAATCTGTGATAGTCAGCCCTTTTTCTATTTGCCCAGAATCCACATTCATCCACGCCCCAGAGAGAGAAATTGCTGTTCTGAGAAAAACTGTCCCAGATGGTACCAAATAATTCATCGAACAACGACACCATTCTCCAGAAACCAATGTTGATTGCACAGTTTTTCTGCCAATAAGTCCTTCAGTCAAAGATTGGGAACTAATGTTGTCATTGCTATAAGCTCTCAAATCAAGATACGCCAATCCGCTTCCCATTAGATATTGAGAATATGAGAAATTTTCTTCAATCAATATTCCCATCTCTTTATTTATTGAAAATCTATCTGAATAAATTGTAGCATAACCATCTTCTTCGACTGGTCCTCTAAAATAAGCACTCCGAATTCCATGAATCATCTTGTTTTCATCTATCTTGATTTCTGTTAATCCTGAGGTCGTGATGTTCCAATAATCCAAAGAATTTTCCAATCCTGGATTTGGAAGTAAATTCTTATTCTGCCTTGGGGTAAAGCGATTATTAGTGTTGATTAGTTCACAGTCAAAATCAGAAATGGAATATTGATAATTGTCCCCTATCAGTTCCGTATATCCTTCAAGCATTTTTATGTAAGGAGATTCGTCATCATATTTATAACCATCAATTTCATTGATATATTCCTCTATCGTTTCTCCAAAAAGATATGGCTTGATTGTTAAAAGACAGTTCCCATCTAGGGTTGATTGGTCAAGACGAAACCATTCTCCAGACAGCAAAATATTACCCCATGAAACCCTCAGGTTAGCAATGGGATTTCTAGTAGCACTTTCTAAATTGTCCAATAATCCTGAAGAAGGTGTAATCACAACTGTGTCAAAGTTATCTCTATGCTAGAGAGTAAATTAGTGCCTGGGATGAACTGTCGGTCAGAAATATCCAAATGAGCCTGTTCATTTACGACTCCGAAACTGGCATCGGTAATATTAAAAACCATAAAAGGTTGAGAGAGCTGAATTCCAGAAGGAATCAAGGAGTTATAGATTCCAATAATTTCATCATATTTTTCCACAGTTAAAACATCATAGCCAAGATTCCAAGACTTCTTGATAGCCTTAATGTATCTTCGTTTGGAACCTGTCATGGTAGTGTTATATCCGCCAATGACTTCATGCGCTTCCTTGAACGAAGATGGTGCAGACAATTCCACCGAATTTAATGTTGCGAAAGCCATACTAGTATCGTTGTTTATCTTCGTTTAAAAGTTCCTCTATTCTCCTGGCAAATTCTCGTTGTTCTCCCCGTGACGCTATCATATTGCCTACGTTGATACTGACATTTACGCCTCCTGCTGTTTGCAGTTGAGATTTACCAGAAAGCATATCAAACATGGTAGATTGCTGAGATTTATTCAGTACCATCTCTCCTGGAGAAAGCATAGCTGGCACGGTATCACGACCCTTGGAAAGAAAGCCGTTGGCAGCGTATATTATTCCACCATTATTTGCCATATTGCCACGTTTAACATCTGTTGAGCCTTTGGAATTTTTAAGTTGGTCTAACTTATCCTTAGGAATGTCAAATTTGAAATTTATAGTTTGTCCACCTCTAAGCCATGAAGGCAAATTATTAAATTTGTCTATTAAATCATTAAGTCCATTTCCTATATTTCCAAACAATGTGCCAAACAACCCCCCAATAACTTCTGTAAATCCCTTAAATGTTTTTTGCATTCCATCTACCACTATATCCCACGCTACTTTGACAAGGTCCCATTGACCAGTGAATAATGCACAAAAGGCATAAAATGCTGTCGCTAATATACCAACCGCTATTTCAAGTATTCCAATAATAGAATCCCATATTCCTTGCCAAAACATTCTAAATGCTTCCCATCTACCCCTATTTTCGTTGTACTCTTTGGTCAAATAATTAAACATATCCATAAATGATTTAATCAAAGGCTGGAAAGTAATATCATTCATAGCGTTCCAAATACCAATAAGCCCTGCATATCTATCTATTGAAACTTGTGTTTGCTTGCTAAGTTCTTTTTGTTGGTCAATAGCTTGTTGCAATTTATCTTTCAATGGTCCAACTTCCATTTCATCTATTTTTTTCTGAAACTCTGCCATTTTTTTATCACTATCCTTTGCAGCATCTCCAGCTCCCTTCACGGCTGTTTGAAGTTCATCATATTTTGGTTTAACTAAAGCCCAAATACCAACAAAGCCAGCAATAATTCCTCCCGCTCCAAGCAAAAGTGGAAGAGCTGCTCCTGTTGCTGTCACTCCTGCTGCCGCAGAACCAATTCCAGTTATTGAACTAAGCAATCCAGTTATACCAAGTGCTGAAGAAACGCTACCAATAAAGCCAATGAGTGTTGTAAACAAACCTATTACCATCAATATAGGACCAGCGACTGTAACTATACCTAATGCAATTAATATCCATTTCTTTGTACCGTCTGAAAGACTGTTAAACTTGCCTAACAATTTCTCAGCAGCTTTCAATAACGCCATCTTAACTGGAAGCAGTTCATTACCAATAATCGCCTGTTGATTACGATACATCTGATTTAATCTTTCCAATTTTTGAGGACCAGAATCCATAACCTTGGCTAACTGCTCATTAGCAAATTTAAGATTTTCAGTTTCGTTGGATGCAACACGAAGACCCAAATAATACTGTGAAATAGTTTGGTCATTATTATCAAACTCTTTGGCCATATCTTGCATCAGCGTCAAGAATTTATTTATTTGAGTTTTTCCAACCAAATTACTAAACATTTCTTTCATGTCTGCAAAACGTGAAGCACTACCACTTGAAACAACTTCTTGATATTTTTTAGCTAAAATTTCAAGTTGTTCACCACCTTTGGCGTTTCTAAATTCACTTTCTCCTGTAGCTCCTGAGAATTCTTTAGTCGATTTAGTTGCACCATCTATTTTTTCTTTCAAGTTTTCAACAGTGTTCTTAGCAGCCATCATCGTTGATTTAGCTGTGCCATGTTTTTTGTCCAGTTCTTTTACTCGTTGTTGTGCTATTTTCAATTTATCACCATATTCTTTTACTTTTGCAGATGTCTTAGCAGTAACAGTTCCACTTGTTCCAAGACTTTCTCCAAATGAACCCATATCTATACCAAAAGATGAAAATTGTTCTTTGACAACTTTTGAATTTCTCACCATAGCAGTAAGAATACTATTCATTGCATTTCCAGCAACACTGGCTGAAATATTCGAAGCTTCAAAAGCACCTTCGGCAGCAGCCAATTCAATGATAGACAACCCAGCAACTCGTGCACTTGCTCCAGCTTTTTGAAACATAGTTAATATTCCAGCTTCAGATGCAGCTGTCTTATCTCCAATCATATTTATTGCTGCTAACGCTTTCTGTGTTTCATCTGCTGTTAAGTTGAATCCCATCATCACAGCCTTGGTTCCATTTAATGCTGTCTTCATGTCAGTATCAAAAAGAATAGCTGTCTGTGCAGTTATATCTGCAAGCTTTGTAAGCTCTGTAACCGAATTTATTCCAACCTTATTGAATTCAGCCATTATCTCACTAATCTCTTCAACTGGTTTTCCAAATTTATTGGACATTTCAGTGGCAACTTTTTGAAGTTGCTTCATCTCTTCTGTAGTACCATTAAAAACCTTGGAAAATCTAACCCACGCAGTTTCTATTTCCACCGCGGTATTTATCGCCTGATTAGCAAAAAGCAACAACGGCAAAGTCAGCATTCCAGTCATTCTCTGACCGAGCACGTTCACACGAGAACCAAGAGATTGCAAAGATTTGCCGAAGTTATCACTTTGCGTAGAGGCTGTCTTGGTAGCATTAGCAAGACCATCCACACTGGATTTAGCAGCGTTGATTTGCGGTGTTGCAGCATTGATAGCTGAAAGTTTTATTTGCAGATTATAATCCATAAAAACTATTTTTTCTTAGCTCTCTTATTTTCCTCCTGTGCCACAATGCCGCTAATCAATCTAAATGAGGCGCATGTCTCTGGGTCTTGGTCGTTCCATCCACCCGAATCAGGCAAGCAATGAAACTCTTTACACATACTATACAAAGAGAGCTCAGGCGGAGGATTCTGCACCTGATGTCCGTTAGCCCAAGCTCTAGTCTTAGTCGTCAATTCTATGCGTTTCTCGTCCTCTATTATTTTTTTTTAAAGCCGTTAAACTCTCCGATAGCTTCATAAAGTTTCTCGGCCATATCTCCATCCATTTGAGAATAAAGTTCATCCCAACGTGTCATGTCCGAAACTTCTTCAGCTCCTTCTCCGAAGAGAACTTTGAAAGCGATAACTGAAAGTTTGACCATAGCTTTTTTGTCGCTACCAGTTTTAGATTCAATTTCGGCTTTACCTGTAGACTGGTCCATAGAAACTTTACCAGAAATTGCATCCTGATATTCAATCCTTTCTCCTTCATTGAGTTTTTTATACTCAATGTACTGTGTCTTTTCTTTATCCAAGAAAAGTTTGGCTGTTTTTTTTACTCCAAAAAATACTTCTGACATACGCTCATGGCGACTGGGGAGAGGAGTCATGAGCTACTCCTAACCCCAGTCGTATATTTAAATTAGTAAGTTGACTTTCCGTTCCAAATCTTAACATCAATGATGTTTTGACCTGTAACTTTTGTTGCTTTAAGTTCCAATGGGATAACTACTAAGTCATCTCCTGAAGCTGGGGTAGGTGCTGCCATAAAGACTGCATTCTTGATACTGAACAACATCTTGTAATAAATTCCTGACGTTGCAATCTGGGTTGGTGATTCAAGAATGATATCAACACTGTCTGCATATACTGAGAAACCTGCTGAGGTTGCATTGGCTGCACCATAGAAAGCTTTCTTATACAGCTCTGAAGTGGTGTCAAGTGTAACATCCATTTTCACATCAAGTTCTCTGCGTTTTTCAGTGATGTCACCAAGAAAACGAGAACCGACTCGGAAATCTCCATCATCAAGATTATTCTTGTATTCAACTGAACAACTCTTTACTGATACTGGAACTCCACCGATATTAATAGTTGCTTTCGTAGCCACTAGAAGTGGTGCTGATTCGTAAGTAGGCACTCCTGCTACTCCAACTGCATCACTGATTCCTGTGATGTCAAATTTAGCTGAGCAAAATTCTGAGGCATTGATATCGAAAGTGAATCCTCCAACCTTACAGTCTGTATAGTCAAATGTTTGTACATTATCAGAAACTACTTTCTTGATAGAAATCCAAGGAAGCGAACCTGAAGCTGGTGCAAAATTGTGAAGATAAGCTCCTGTGGCTACTGCTCCTGAAGCTACATATTCTCCTAATGCTCCTCGCATCAAAACTCCAATAGCTTCTGGTCTAACATAGGTATCAATAGAGCCACCCAGCTTATAAACCCCTTGATGCACATCAGTGATGTCTGAAACTCCACCAATCTCTGGGTCTGGAACTAACTTCTCACCATCTGGATTAATATCTATCGACTGCACTTTCATATAGTCAGTAGGCGCAGTGAACACACCCTTGACTAGCTGTATTGCAATTCCTAATGAGCCTGTTTCCGACGTGTATGACATAATTTTGTCTGTTATATAATTATTTCTGTTCTAATTCCTATTCTTATTGCACAAGAATGAGCCAATCGACCCTTTCCTGTTTCTCCATACATATAGTTGAAGTCGCTTACCGTGAAAGATATTACACGTTCAGTGACATCATCAGCTATTTGTTGTTCTCCTGCTAGGTTACCTTTATCTTTAGCAAAATATTTAGTAACCCTCCTCACTATGGTGTCTAATTCCTCTTGACCTATATTATAATCTCCACTTTTAATAAAAATAACTACGAAACAATCATAAAGTTTTCCTGCTGGAAAATATTTTCCAATTTCAGTTTCATTGGATGAAGCTCTTTCTACCATTATTCCAATAAAATAGTTGGTCGTAATTGTTTCAGGAAAACGTGTTTGAATTTCTTCTATCTTCAAATCTGAATATACTGTTGACGAAACTCCAATTTCAGTTTCCAATCCGTTAGCTATATTATCTAAAATTTTTTTTCTCATTGAAGTTCTATACTTATATATTCAGCTAAACTTTTCATTAAATTGTTTCCGTCTGCATTTTGAAATCCTATCATTGGACGCGCTGGAATTTTTTTACTGGAATCTCCAGCTTGATGCGTTTTAAATTTAGCAGCATTCAATCCCGACAACTGCTCTATGCCCCATGATTTTTGAACATCTTTCCCGCTAGTTGTCGTTACTCCAATTATGGAAGAAACTGCGTCCATCAAATTACCTGTTCGTTGAAGTATCGGCCCGCTACTATATCCCTCATAATCACGCTGCTGTATTGTACTTTCTGCTAATTCTTGCCATTTATCTTCTCTACCTTGTCTTCCAAAATTCAATCTAAAACTTCTTTGCATGATAGCATCTGGCATTCCACCTTTCATCCATCCATACACAATCACCTCCATCTGAGCCATCTTGTTGAGGGTTTGCAATAATTTTTCCTCTCCCTCAAGTGTTATTTTCATAGATTGTCATCAAAGGTATCTTCTAGGCTATTATATTGATGTGAATTTGTTCTTCCATTTGCTGCGTCTTGTTGAATACCTGATGGTTTTCTGTTGA